AATGACTTTGTAGGTATCTGTTCGTACATTAAGAATGAGATAAGAGAAAACCAAATAACAGGAGGGTTGTTAGGGTTCTACAATCCAAGCATAACTCAAAGGTTAAACAACTTAACTGACAAGGTAGAAACAACTATTGTAGAACAGCCTTTATTCCCCGAAACAGAAGAGTAGTGTTTAAGCATACCTCAGCAATAAAGAAGTTAAGACGATTAAAATCCCGTACTAAAATAGTTCAGGGTTCAAGTAGTGCAGGTAAGACTTATGGCATACTTGCAATATTGATTGATAGGGCAACAAAGAAAGATAAGTTAGAGATAAGTGTAGTGTCCGAAACAATCCCACATTTAAGGAGGGGTGCAATGAAAGACTTTTTAAAACTAATGGTTTGGACTAATAGGTTTAATGAGGCGCATTGGAATAAGACATTATTAACTTACACCTTTGCAAATGGTTCTTACATTGAGTTCTTTAGTGCAGACCAAGAAACAAAGATAAGAGGTGCAAGGCGTGATATACTTTACATCAATGAGTGCAACAATATTCAATTCGAAACATACCACCAATTAAGCATAAGAACAAATAAAGAGGTTTGGCTTGATTATAACCCGAGTTCTGAATTTTGGGCGCATACTGAATTAAAGGGCGAAGTAGATACGGACTTCATTATTATAACCTATCAAGACAATGAGGCATTAGACCAAGCTATTGTTAAAGAGATTGAGAAAGCTAAAGTAAAGGGAGATACATCGGACTATTGGCGTAATTGGTATCAAGTTTATGGATTAGGTCAGTTAGGTCAAGTGCAAGGTACAATCTTCACTAATTGGCATCAAATAGACAATGTACCACAGGAGGCTAAGTATATCGGGATTGGATTAGACTTTGGTTATAGCAATGACCCTACTGCAATAGTAATGGTTTATAAGTGGAACAACGAATTTATCTTAGATGAGATATGCTATCAAAAAGAATTAAGTAATAAAGCAATAGCTGACATTTTAAAGCCTTATGGTGGGTTGGTAGTGTGTGATAGTGCCGAACCTAAATCAATAGCAGATTTAAGGTCATACGGAATAAACGCAACACCATGCGTAAAGGGTAAGGACTCAATCATAAATGGAATACAAAAGATACAGGCACTTGACCGAATACATATTACTAAAAGGTCAACTAATCTAATCAAAGAGTTTAGAGGTTATGTTTGGAAAACTGACCGGAACGGAACTATACTAAACGAACCAATAGACTTTCAAAACCATCTTTGTGACAGCGTACGTTATATCCTTAGTCATGTGATAGTAAGTCCAAACTATGGTAAGTATCATTTAAGGTAACAATAAAGAATAATTAAATTTGTTTTATAATAGATGACATTCAGCAACGTAACAATACTACAATTTCAAAAACTACAATCAGCATTCAAACACTTTGATGGTAACGCTTACGAGGTAGGCATGGCAATACTCGACATCTTTGAGGGAGTGCCCAAGACCTTATCAAGTCAATGGTTAGTTAAAGACTTTGACAAACGATTAGCTAAGTATCAATTCTTAATCGATGCTGAAATGAAAGACAATGAATGGGTAAAAGAGTTTGAATTGAATGGTAAGGTTTACAAGGTTACTCAACAAGTACACCATTGGAATGTAGAGCAATGGGTAAGCATGGGTACTTTAACACAAGACCCTGATAAGATAATTGAGAACGTACATTTGATATTAGCAACCTTATGCACCGATGAAAGAGATATAATGGATAGGGCTAATGAGTTTCAAAACGATTTAAGTATTGAAGTCGCTTATCCTATTGCAGTTTTTTTTTGCGCTGTTATGCTGAAATTTCATCACGATATGCCAAGCTATTTTCAGGAGGGGGAGTATCTACATGGTTTAGCCTAAAGTGGGGATGGTATGATGTAATAATTAAAATGGTAGGATTTGAGAAAAGGAATGAGATTTTTAAAACACCTATCTTTGAGTTCCTTAATCACATGGCTTACTTAAAAGATGTTGATATATTTAAAACGGATATAAAATGAGTGCAGAGATAACAGAGATAATTGCAGGAGTACTTGCTGAATGGTCACAGGGTAGAATAGACAACGCTAAGGACTTATTAAAGTCACAGGCTATACCTTATACAAGTCCTTTAAATCAATCAATACAGACCACCGAGTTAAAGGTGCAAGGTTTAAACATTGGAATAGGTTTTACTGCTAACGATTATTACATCTACTTAGACGAGGGTGTTAAGGGGTTAAAAAACAGAGTTCAGAATAGTGGCGTGTTTTCATTTAAGACTCCGTTCCCAAGTAGGGATATGATTAAGAACTTAGAAGATTATATTCCGAGATATGGAATAGTCCCAAGTGGTGGAGGCAAAAAGGTAACAATACCTAAAAAAGAAAAGGCAGCAATAGGTATGGCTTATGCTATTAAACAAAAAGGTATCAAACAGAAACCCTTTTGGAAACCAACCTTTAATGAGGCAGCGTTCAACGATTTAGCTGCAAGACTTGAAGAGGCATTAGGTGAGGACATCAATTTGACCTTAACTATTGAGTAGCAATAATAAACTATTAACTTTGTTTTATAAGTGTGGCAATAACAATCAATCAACAACCGAGCGGATTTGTTTCGGCATTTAATAATATTGACTTTTTAGTCGATACATCCAACGTACAACCAATATTCTCTTATCAGATTAAACCAATAGTAGGAGGTCAAGCAATAGCACAATACGTTAAACCTAAATCAATCTATGGGAATAAGGCACACTTTGATGCACAAAGGACTATTCAAAATCAAGTTAGCTATGACATCACAGGAATAGTTAATAACACCACAGGCATCTATAAGGCAGCTAATGTATTCAAAGAGTTTTACATTCAGTTTGCTGAGTTATCAGGAACAACTAATACCAATGTGGCTAGTGGAAGTCCAAGCAATAGTAACACCTTAATAGCAGTCAATACTGCCTTTGAATATGAGGATACATTTAAGACTGATTATATTCGGGACTATGTTATAGATGCCTTTGCTAATAAGTATTTCTTAACGGGGTTGAGAGGTGGTTCAATCAGGATAGGTTCAAATGACTTCTTTGAATTGGGTATGATGCAAGATAAGTCGTCAACTGCCTTTAGTAAGTTAGAGATTAAGACTTATGGGTTCGGTGGTTCGTTAATAGGGACTTATGTAATTACTAATTCATTCGCAAACACATCAACTACAAGTGAACAATTTTTATCTTGTCAAGTAGGGACTGCAAGTTTAAACTCTCAGACCTTAGCAAGTGGCTCACAACCGATAATAACTGATGCAGTAGATAAGTACACTATCCAAGCATTGAACTCATCTAATACTGCTCAGAGTGAGTTAGTGACCTTTCAAATAGATAGAGATTGCTACAAGTACACACCCGTTAGAATATTTTGGTTAAACAAAGTAGGTAGGTTCGATGCTTATAACTTTAACTTTGCAAACGATAAGAGTTACCAAGTAACTAAAGACTTTTACTTAAAACAAGGTGGTGCAGTAGTTAGTAATTCATTTGTCCGTTCAAGTTATGAAACAGGCGACACTGCGTTCAATACAAGGATAGAGAGTCAAATCAAATTAAGAACTGATTACATTAGCACGATTGAAAGTCAATGGATTGCAGAGATGATTAAAACACCTTTAGCTTTTATCTTTCAGAATGGCAAACTATACCCGATTAAGATAAGTACAAGTTCGTACACTAATAAGGACACAAGAAAGGACGGAATGTTCATTGAAGAGATAGATGTTCAATTCACCAACGCATCTTATAGACAAAGATTTTAATGGATAGAATATTAGAAATAGGCGAGTATCAGATTGAGTTGATGGATGAAGATTTAGTGCCCGTTACGAAATCCGTTTACGATGTCCAAGACCCTAACCAAAGGAAGTCACACTTTACCAAGTCAATTATCCTGCCGAGTAGCAGAGTAAACAATCAAGTCTTTTCAGGTTACTTTGATGCCTCAATGTTTATCTCAAGCAATGTTCAGTTTGACCCGTTCTATAATCCGACTAAAAAAGTAAAGGCTACTTACTATGAAGATTCATTACCCGTTATTACAGGTTATTGTCAGTTAGTAAACATTAATAAGACTAAAGAGTTAATCGAATACGAGTTAATTATCTATGGCGAAAATGCAGACTTCTTTAAAACGATTGAGGGTAGGAAGTTAAGTGATTTGGATTTGTCAGAGTTTGACCACGATTATACTAAAGCAGAAATAATAGATAGTTGGACTGCATCAAGTGGTTATGTATATCCTCAAGTTAAGAACGGGAGGCAAACGGATTATTTTAACTTTTCTACTAATAGCTATGTAAAGGATTATTGGAAAGTAATGGATTATGATTTGTGGTTTTATGTAAAAACACTTTGGGATAAAATATGGTTAAGTGCAGGATTTAGATATTATTCAGACTTCATAAATACGGATGCGTTTAAGAAGTTAATTTATAAGGGTAACTCAGATGGCATGAGAAAAACCGATACTGAAATAGTAGATAGTTTAATTAGTTATGATTTAAGTGCTACATCTTATTTTACACATACTGCAAATGGCACTACTGCAAATACATTTGCAAACAATGTAATTATATTTTCTAATTTATTACAAGACAATTTATCGCAATATGATGACACAACGGGGATTATAAATTTAGACAGAACTGCAAACTATGATTTAGGTATTACTATAAATATACTCTTTAAAAATACAACGGGTTCAACTATGCCGAGAGGTACAAGATTTATAGCTTCTATATCATTAGAAACATCAACTAATCAAATATTATATTTTCCTATTCAACATACATTAACTTCAACACTTGCAAATAATAATGATGTATCGGTAGCTTATATATTTAAAAAAGAAAATTACAGATTATTAACAGGGGTTGATTACAAGTTTTGTTATTTTAACGGAGGTGCTAATATTCCTCAAATAGTAGGTAGTGCGGTGTTTACTACTAATGTAGAAATTAAATTTATTTCATCAAGGTTTGATTTGTTTTTAAATAAAGATTACACTATTGCAGAAACAATCTCAGTAAATAGTTTACTTAGTACTGAGATGACACAGAAAGACTTTGTCATGGGTTTAGTTAAAATGTTTAACTTATATATTGAACCTTATTATTTTAGAAATAACGACCCTAATAGTGGAGGCTACCTTACCTATCTAATTGAACCAAGAGATGACTATTACACTACTGAGATAATTGATTGGACATACAAGATTGACTACAATAAGGACTTTATAATTAAACCAATCGGAGGGGCGAAAGAAAAGTTTTACAAGTTTACTTATGATTTAGATAAGGATTATTATAACAACCTTTACAATCAAAGAACGGGGCGAACATTTGGAGATGTAACTATTGATGTTCAAAACGATTTCTTACAAGGTACTAAGGAAGTTAAAATACCTTTTAGTCTTATGGTAGTAGCTACCAATTCAAAGCCTGAGTATGAGCAATTTAGACCTTTAGCAACTGATGTTAAAGACGATGAAAATAAAGGAGTAAGGAATGATAAGAGTAAGCCAAAGATAATGTACTACAATGGTTTAATAACTGCGGACACTTGGGAGTTTGGAGATGATGAAATAGGCACTAATTCAACAAGTCGTACCACTTATCCAAGTTTATCTAACTTTGATAATTTAACTGACCCTGATAATGATTTATGTTTTGCAACCCCTCAGGAAGTATTTTACACAAACGAAAACGGACAAGTAGTAGTATCTAATCAAGGGTTATACAATAAGTATCACAAAAGAGGATTAGAGGAAGTTAATAATAAGAACTCAAAGATGCTTGAGTGTTATGTCAACTTAACCCCGTTTGATGTTCACAATTTAAGTTTAAGACCGATTTACGAGATAGATGGCAACCACTATCGATTGTATGAAATGAGCGACTATAATGGCAAAGAAACAACTAAGTGTACCTTTTTAAAATTAACGCCTATTGATGCAGTTGCTAAATCAAACGGAACTACAAGAGGTGGAAGAGGGTCAGGTGCATGGGGTGTTAATCCTGATTTGTATCATGAAACGGGCAACCTTAATGATAGAGTAAAAGGAGGGGATTTAGTGTTAAGGTCAAATGTATTAACGGGAGGTGGTGTAACTTATATTCCACCTGAAAGAGATAATTTAGTAATGCTGCAATATAGATACATCACTACTACAAGTAACTTAATCTTAACAGGTGGCGAGGGTAGTCCAATTTATTTATTAGCAGATGCAAGTGCAGGGAATATAACTATCACTATGCCTGACCCCGATTTGAATACAGGCAAACTAATAATAATAAAACACATAAATACAAGTCACAAAGTAATAGTTAGGAATTTTGACAATACATTGTTTGAGGAAATATCAGCAAGTGTATCACATGAGTATCTATTAGATGGTGGAATTATAATTAAAATAAGATAATGGCAAAGAACGTACAACTAACAGTCGATATAAAGGGAGGTGACTCCGTAGGCAAAGCAGCCGAGGCAACCAAGAACTTAAAAACCCAATTAAGAGAATTGCAAAGTGATTTGCAGTCGGGTAAATTAACGGGCAAAGCATTTGATGAGGGTATAAAAAAAGCAGGTCAAATGAAAGACCAAATCAAAGACGTTAATAATAGAGTTAATGCTTTGGCTACGGATGGGGCTGATGTAATGTTAAAAGGTTTTGGGGATATGGCAACGGGTATCATTGGAGGCTTTACTGCTGCACAAGGTGCTATGGCTTTATTCGGTTCTGAGAATGAGGATTTACAAAAGACGATGGTTAAGTTGCAAGGCGCAACCGCTTTACTTAATGGACTACAAGCAGTCAATAATACTTTACAAGGGGATAGTGCAGCAGCAGTAGCAAAGACAAGTGTACAAGAAAAGATAGCTACATTTGTTAAGGGTAGATATGCAGCAGCAATAGGGAAGTCAACAGGTGCAATGAAGTTGTTTAAAATTGCAGGTGCAGCATTAGGGATTGGTGCAGTAATTTTAATAATCACTTTATTGATTAACAACTTTGACAAACTAAGAAACATGGTTTTAAAGTTTGTGCCTCAGTTAGCAGGGTTAGGCGAAGTCTTTACTAATGTTAAAAATGCAATCATGGACTTTTTAGGATTTAGTAGTAAGGCTGAAAGACAACAAGAAAAGTCTATTGAAACGGATAAGGCTAAAAGCAAATCAATGCAAAGGGAGATTGATTTAATGGAGGCACAAGGTGCAAGTGTTGAGGCTATTTATAAAAAGAAAAAAGAGTTAATGGAACTTGACTTAAAAGCCTTAAAGATAGCTAAGGAAAAAGCAGGTGCAAGTCAAGAAGAAACGGATGCTTATGAAGATGCTTTAAATGCAATAGCGGTATTAGATGCTCAGGAAACTAAACGCAAACAAGATTTAGTAGATAAGGAAAATGAAGAAGCATCAAAGAAAAGAGCAGAACAAGCTAAAAAGAAAAAGGAAGAGGATGATAAAATATTTGAAGACAATAAAAAGACTGCACTTCAAAGAGCAAAGGACTTGCAAAATGACTTATTAAAAAAGTTTGATGATGAGCAAAAAGCATTAAAGGATGATAAAAAAGCAAAACAAGATATTGCAGATGAGTCAGAGGAAATAAGAGAACAAAAAGAAATTGAGGCAAATAATAAATATGGCGAACTAATAGAACAAAGACGAATAGACGATTTATCAGTTAGAGATAAAGAACTATTTGATATATCAGAAAAATATAGAAAAGAACAAGAACTTGCATTAGGTAACGCAACACTATTAGCAGAAATACAAACTGACAAAGACAATGCTTTAAGAGAAAAGAAACTACAATTTGATGCAGAAGATGCTGCACTTCAACAAGAGGCTGACAATGTAAGAATAGAACAGATAGCAAGAACCGCAGAACAAGCAGGGCAATTAATAAATCAATTAGCAGGTAAAAATAAAGCAGCAGCATTAACGGCATTAGCATTAGAAAAAGGTGCAGCAATAGCAAATGTAGTTGTAAGTACTCAAAGAGAAATAGCAGCGTATAGAGCAAATCCTACATGGTCATTATTGCCCGATGGTGGTGCAGCAATTAAAGCAACTAATATAATAGCAGCAAAAGTAAGAGCAGGGATAAGTATTGCCTCAATTAGTGCAGCAGGGTTAAGTGGTGCAAAGAACATAACAGGAGGCGGCTCAGGTGGTTCTGTACAACCTCCCAATATAAGAGGAAGTCAAACTACTAACGAACCAACTTCACAACCTGCGACTAAAGTTTTTGTAACTGAAACAGATATAAGAAGTAGTTTAAGAAAGGTAGACGGAATTTACACGCAAAGTACGATACAATAAAAAAAGCCCTCAATTACGAGGGCTTTTAAATTATATTGCTAATGGTGTTGGGAATGGTTCTAAATCGGGATTAAACTTTAATTGCTTTATAGTTTTATTACTTACATAAGCGTTCCAAGTTTTAATGATAAATGCAAACTTCATTTGAGTTGACATTTTATACATACTTAATTTATCTTTTGTTAATTGATTTCTCAATAAAGTAATTGAGTCGTTTTCTATTCCATATCCTGAGCATAATTGATTAAAAAAGAGATTTGCTTTAACAGCATTTATATCAAATAAATAAGCATAAGTTCCACCTATTGTAGATGGTGCTACAATTTTATTTATATAAAGATATAAATTGTGTGCAGATTTTGCCATATTATTCCAATGTTCAACATCTAAATTATATTGTTCTAAAATTTGATTGCTTGATGTTGGGTTAATTACTCTTGATGTTATTGAACCATTTTTTAACCAATTATAAGTAACTATAATAGATGGAATAGTATTAGCCATTTTAACACCTGCAATATTAAAGGCATCAGATACACTTCTTGAAGTTCCCGTATCTAATACATCAAAAATAGAATAATCGTGACCCTCAGAGATGTGTAGGTATATTCCCTTGTTAGCTTTTATTATTGCAAGTAGTCGATGTTGCCCATCTATTAATCTACCACATTTTGAAAACTTCATTGTTTCCCCTGTATCTTCTTTCCATTTGTCCAACATTATATCGTGAGCAAATCTAAGCAGTTTACGTTCTTTTACATTTCTGTTTTGTTTATTTGTAGATAAATAAACTTTTGCCAATTCAGGCGTTACGAGTTGTTTTTTAAATTGTATCATAATGTATTTTATAAATATGTCAGCAAAGATAATATTAAATATTAAATAAACAAATAAAATATAAATTATTTTTAAAGGTAAATAAAAATGCCTCCCAAATGAGAGGCACTTCTACTATGAAAAACAATCGCTAAAAACAATACAAATATAGTACTTTAATTTAAAAAACAATAATAATATTTTAAGATTGTTTAATGTAGTAGATGGAATTGCCAATAATCGAATTAACCTTAGAAGAATTAGAGCAAGGCGTGGATGCTACTGCATTGGTAGAAAATCCTGCAATTCAAAGAAATTGGATGGCATTTAAAGAACATAAGTCTTACGAGTTTAAAACACATAACGAAGATAAGAGAATATTAGCAGGGGCACTTATGGTTGCTGACTTTCCTATGTATAGAAATATGAATGGTAAGGAATTTTTTGTTAAATTTAGTGCGGAAACTATTTTGCAATTAGCGGATAGAATGGTATTGAATAATAAACTAACTGCTTTTAACTTTGAACACGATAGTAAGAAAGAATTAGCAGACATGCACATTCAACAATTCTTTATTATCAATACTGAATTAGGTATGGATACTCCGAAAGGATTTGATACTTTACCCAATGGTAGCTTATTCGCATTTGTAAAAGTAAACAATGAGCAAGTATGGAATGATTATGTAAAAACAGGCATCGTTAAAGGGTTTTCAATAGAGGGCAACTTTGCAACAAAGGAAGAATTTACAGAACAAACATTTTTAAAAGAATTTCAAACAATAATAAATATGACAGATAAAAAAGTAGCTACATCAAGACTCGATGAGTTGGTAGCAAAAGCAAAAT